GAATATAATCCTTGCACCTCAAAGCATAGAGAATCGATATCAATATTTAAAACTTTAGATGATGTACTATAAAATTCTGGGATATTTTCTGTTGGAGCATATGGATTTTTAGTGTATTTAATTGTTGGATTACTGTATGGACCTTCTTTATGATTTGCAGCAGCAACTCTAAAACTAATTGCTACATTTGATTCATTTGTATATCCAATAACTCTTTCACCAACAGTAAACGTACCTACAGATCCATAATTTTGTAAATTAGAACTATTCGAAATTTCTACAATTTTTGGAATAAAATCTACGGATCCATTTCCATCTAAAAATTGATAATATCTAGTTAATGGCTTCAAATTAACTGCTTTAAATCCAGTATTTCTGGATCTCATATAAATTTCTCTTCCAGTTCCAACAACATTATCAACTGAATCGACAAATACATCTCTTCCACGTCTTAATGCTGCACCTCTTGCCCTTTGACGCCTTTGAATTGTAATATTAATATCTGCTAGTCTAATAGTTCTAAGCCAACTATCACTGCTTGGATTTAATTTAACAGTTCCTTCATAAGAAACAATATTGAAAGGATTTACATTTTCTACTTTAGTTGCAAAAAGTTGCTCAATCCATCCAACAGATTCATATTTTAATGTAATAATATCTCCGGTTTTTTGGGTGTTCAGATCAAAAAGATTAAAGTTTTCAGTTAGATCTAGATTTTCATCTTGGATACTATCATATGGAACTGGTTTAATACCAATGGTATTTCTGGTAACTTCAGTTGTTAATTCACTATTTTCAACATCAATATCGATCTTAGATAGATCATTATTAATTAAAGACCTATTTTTAAAATCATCTACAAAAAATCCAGTTTTAAATCTACTTAACCCCTGAGAATCATTAATTTGCAATGTTTGAGTGTTTAATTCAAGTAAAGATAAAGTTGTAACTCTCTCCAAGTTTTCAACCCTATCTTCAATTTTTCCAATGTCACGCATTGTGTATCTTCTATTATCAATCAACGTTATTTGAGCATCTTTTGGATTATAGAGATATGGTGGCAAATTAATAGATGCAATTTCTATAGAATCACTTGGGTTAACTGGTTCTTTTGGTTGAATTGATGGGGATCCTTGAACAATTGAAAAATTTCCATTCTTATTGATAAACAACTTATCAATTCTTCCAAGATAAAAATCATACCCAACTAAGGCACTTTCATTTGGAGACATTAAAATCTTTGGTTCTGTTCCAAAAGATCTTGATGAGAAGTCAAATGGTGAAGATGTAGTTGAAGTAAATGGTAATACTCTTGGTCTAAAATCAAGAGTATCAGAAGCTCTTACATTATTATTATTAATTGTAGGAATATCTGAAGTAAATCTTTCAGAATCATAACTATTGACGGTAAATACATCTCCCGTATCACCAGTAGGTACAATGTAGTGATCGAAGATTATTAGGAGACGTTTTGATGGAGAATTTTCTCCAGATCTCCTTATTAACTTCGAATAATCATAATATTGATCTTTTTGTCCCTTGTCTAAAATATATTTTGAAGTTATATCTCTATATTTTCCTAATGTGACTGTGGCAATATCTGTTTTAATATTAGACTCTTCAAAAGTTACAGTTTCACCTTGGAAAAAAGTATTGTTATTTAAATAAACTATCCCCAATGTGTTGGTAGATGGTTTTGATACTATTCTTGCTACAGTGTTACTTATTTTTCCAATAATATTTTCACCAACAATCGCATTAGTATCTACATTTACTATTGAACTAAATGATAATTGAGTTAAAACTGGTGTACTAGTATCTAAAGATTCATATACTGCAATAACTTTAGTTACATCGGGATAATTAAGACTAATTTCTTCATCTTGAACTCTCAGTCCATAATATGGACTATATGCTAATCCATCATTTATAGATGTATTAACTCCCACACCAGATTGTGGATTATTTGATAATGTTACATTAATTATTCTACTTCTGCTGAACTGTTTAACCTTGCTTTGAATCGAATTTTTAACAAACGTTGCATTTATAACAGAAATTAGTTTATTTGAAATATTTGTAAAAGTCATCTGAGTAGAATTTCCTGCCAAAGAAACTTTATCTGGGCTTAAAGGTTCTACTGTCCCATCAGCATAGAAAATTGAATATCTTTCTTCATCATAAGATTCAAATCTTGCAGTTGTACTGTTTATTCCTAAATTAAAATTACCAGTGTTTACAGTTAAAGTTCCTCCAGATGGAGTTAATGATCCTGTGGATTGAGCAGTAAAAGTTATTGTCGATCCGCTTAAATTTACACTTGCAATATTTGTATTTGGCAATGATGCATATAAAAATGACTTCTCATCATCTCTAATTTTTGCTGCACCAAGTTCATAGGATCCTGTATATGTTTGTGTTGGTAAAGATCCATCACAAATACCAAGTACAGTAGATACCCCAGAAAGTGTCATTGACAACTTTGTAGGAGATATTTCTACAACTCTACTATATGTTTCTGTAGATAAACCAGATCTTTGATATCTAATTATACTATCTGTTTTTATTCCTGTCAGTGTAAATGGGGATGAGACTGTTGCAGTGCTAATGCCACCACTAGATGCCGTAATCGTAACAGTGCCAAATCTTGATATCCTATCAAGTAAAGTGTCCCCCAAAAATGCAGTACTAAAACCAGAAATGGAAGTTGGTTGGTGTACTGATTTAATATCATCTACTCCATAAATCTTAACAGATGATATTGTTCTAGAATTATTCTCTAATCCATTAATTAAAATTTGTTCATTAACAATAAAAGTTCCTGATGTTTGTGTTAAAACAATAGTGGTTCCACTGCTGTTGGATGTAACATATCCACTTGCACCACTACTCTTTCCTTGAACAAAAGAAGTTACTGGTAATTGTACTGATGATAACGATTGATTTATTGTCAATTCAGTATAAGTTTGTACATCATATAAGTAAAGATCCCAATTTGTTTTTTGATCCGCATATGCTGCATCAGTTAAATTGAGTGTATAAATTCTTGCAGAACCAATTGTAGATCCAGCAGCAACTGTGGTGCTACTTTTTCTTCTATTTTGTAAATAAACAATTCCCTTTTGACTTGGAGCTCCTGATAAATTATTAATCCTGAGTAAATTGCCCATTTCAAATGGAACATTTACTGATGAAACTGTTTGAGTTGTTCTTGGTTTAGGAGCATCTAAAATTTCAATACCAGTTTTTTCAATGTCATACCCTCTAACATATGCTTTGCCGGTAGACATTTTAAAGCACATTAAATCATCGGTTGGAGTGTTTCCTTGCTGAGTTTTCTCAGTATCAAAAAACAATCCATCATTACCAACTCTATCATTCAATGAATTATTTAATGAAAATTTAAAAGGATTAACTACATAATCTCCAGATTCATCATATGTTCTTTGTGCTAAATAATCTCTTATATTAGAATATGTTGTTTTACTTTCTACTATATTAATGACGCCATTTTTTATACGTAATAACTCTACAAAATCGACATCATTATTATCTGTTAATAGTCTTTTATCTAAAGTTAGTGTGATTTTAAATCTATCTGCACCAGGTGCTGCATAATTAGTAAATCCTTTCGCATTATCGTATAAATTAAAATCGTCAGTTGCAGTAATAATTTCTTCAGTTATTCTTAAACCAATTCTATATGAAGGTGTATTGGAATAATAATCTAAAATGATTGTCTGCTTTGGAACTCTTACAAAAGTTCCTCTTATAAAATAAACACCCTCATTGATAGAAACTGCAGATCCGATGGAAGTTGAATTAAATGGCGTTGTAGTTGCAAAAGGAGTTCCAGCAGTTATTACTGTTGTTTGGTAATCAACATCCTCTTCACAATATAGTGTTTCATTATCTTTAAATACACTTATTTGATAATTCGCATCAGAATCTATGTATTTTACATATAGTGTAATATATTCTACTTCTGTATTTGGAAATTGAATTAACTGAACTATTGCGCTAACGCCAGACTCTCTTCCTTTAATTATTTTTCCAAGATATTTTTCAATATAATTTGATATATTAATCCCATACTGTGATGAGTTTAATTTAACAGCTGAAAATTGTCCATCATAGGACACATTTCCAGGGATCACCATTGATCCATTTTTAAAAATATGACTTCCAAATGTTTCTACTTGATCTTGTAATATTGATTGTAAAGTATTTAATTCCCTAGCTTGAATTGACCTTCCAGGATTAAATAATACCTTATAGTAGTTATTATCCCTAGCACCCACACCTTCTTCAGAAAAATCATCAAAATATGGATTTACGTTAAGATTAGTTTTTTGAGCCATTTTTTAAAATTCCAGAATAATTTTAATGTCTTCTTTTTGTCTTAAACTTCTTGAAACTGTGGGTCTGTTATCAACGTAAACTATATCCCCAGACTTATTATTTATTTCTGGTTTTGCAAGTCCATTAGCAAATTGAACTCCCAAATTAACAATTCTATTAGAAATTGTTACTTTATTGTCAGAAAATGCGGTATCTATGTTAGCAGTAAATCCTTCTCCAGAAATTTGCAGTCCAGCATCAGATATAAAATCGATATTGGTTCCAATATCTGTTCCATTAGTATTGAAGAATGAAGAAACACCTACAAAATCTTGATAGGTCGATCCATTTCCACCATTAAAATATAAAGATCGATCCTTAAAATATTTTAAAACTTTTGTTTCATCATCATATGAAGCAACATATCCTACTGCTTTTTTTCCAGTATTAGTATTTATTTGCTGAATTTTAGATCCTATAGTAACTGAAGTACTTGAAGGAGTTATAGATGATAATTTTATGGAGTATAATCCAGAAAAATCATTAGAATTATATATTGCAGTATTAATTCCGGAAGAGTCATAAACTTTTGGATTTTTTATGATCCCAATCTGGGCAAATTTAGAATCTACTGGAAAATCCTTGGTAGAATCATCAAATCTAGCATATATTAAGACTTTATCTGCCCCCAATTCCTTATAAATGTCAAACCCATGACCTTTAGATGGCGGAATAATTGGAATCAACTCTGCATATGTAGCTGGTGCAGTTGATCCTGTTGTTCCAAGATCAACTATTCCGTAAGTGTAATTTTTACCTCCAGAAGTTACTATAGCATCAGTGATTTTTCCTTGAGTGGGATCGATCTGTATAGAAACTTTTGCTCCAGATCCATCACCAACTATATTGCAAGATTGACCTTGCTGCAAACCATATCCAGATCCTCCATTTTTAATAAAAACTTTTTTAATTTGATTATCATTCAGTGAAGAATCGCCATTTTCTCTAATGGCAGAAATTTGAGGATCTGTATTTGTTTCCCAATCAGTTGGAACTGTAATGTATTCAGTGGTATCAAATTTTATAATATCATTAGGAGAAACTGTATATAAGTATTTCCAAGTATATCCATCACTAAGCTTAGATGGTTCCAAATCTGTAAATGTTGGTTCTACTTGAGAAGCATTTCCAGTTGTTTTAATTCCAGTAGATCCATTATCAATACAAATATAAACTCTATAATCTGAGTTTATAATATAATAGTTGGCGTCGTATAACCTCAAAGATCCTGTTATTGGTGAAGGATTTAAAATGCTATAGTCTGGTCTATACATTTCATATCTTTGTCCCGAAACCCAATTTATTTTTTTAATTATTCTTCT